GACGACAAAGTAGTTCCATTTATTATGGAATACTTTCAAGTGAGTAAACTTCAAGCGGCTGAATATTATGACTTGATGTCAAGAGAAGATTTAAAATTAATGTTAAAGAAATTTGGAAAATCCGATAAGGATATAAAGAAAATGAGGATTAGATGAATAAGTTGTGGTTGGCTATGTCAGTATCATTGATTGGTCATATTTGGGCTTGGTTTCATATGCAAGCTCAATTCAAGTGGCAATGGGCGACAAGTATTTGGTGGATTGTACTTGGTGGAATACCAATAAGTTTTATGTTTTTTTATGGTACAAAATGGTATTATGAATACTTTGGAAATTATTGGTATGTCAGACCTATTGGGTTTGGTATGGCTACAATAGTTTTTACTTTTTTAACTTACTTCATATTGAATGAGGTGCCAGATACAAGAACAATAATTAGTATGATTTTAGCAGTTATCATTATTATGATACAATTATCGCATGTAATAGTAGGATAGGAGTTACTATGAATATAAAAGAAAGAGAGTTAGAAACTCAAGTGGATGATCCAGTGGATGATCCAGAGCGTAAATTAAGTATAGTCAAACAGATGGAACAAGAGTGGCCTGAAATGACATCAGAGTTTAAAAAATTACAACGAGAACAATATGTTTTGTTTTGTAATAAACAACATGATTATGGTCCTGGTAATATTTCAGTTGGTACACAATTACAGACACCAGAAGAAATTAAATTATCATTGACTGGTTTATGGTTCAGAATGAATGATAAATTACAACGAGTAAAAACATTATTACTTGGTGACAAACAATCTGCTGTAAAAGATGAACCATTGGAAGATGCTTATCTTGATGTATCAAATTATGGAATTATGGCGACTATTGTTGGTCGTGGTAAATGGGGCAAATAATGTCTCAAGTAAAAAAAGAGGTTGATGTAGAATTTAATGTTATAACACCATTTGGTCCTAAAGTCGGAGTGGGTGCTTTACCAAAAGCAATTTACAAAAAATTTGAAAAAATTGCTAATAAAACTTTAAAAGAAGAAGAGTTACCATTGAACTCGGAACTTGCTGGTAGAATAAATAGTGAATATAGAATTAATGATAAACATTTTACTAATACTAATTTAGGTGCTTTTGTAGATAAATCTGTTGAAGTTTATTTAAGAACTTGTATTATGGAAGTACAGGGGGAGGCAGCTGCTAAAAACACACAAATTAATTTAGAGAGATGGGATGGTTGGGTAAATGAAATGAAAAGCTATGAGTATAATCCAGCTCATTTTCATCCACATTGTCAAATATCAACAATATTCTTTTTTTCAAATCATGAAGATTTTATGGGAACGCCTATACATACTTTACATGGACCAGATAAGACGGATGGTCATTTAAAAGATTACACTACAGATGGGTGTTTAGAATTTATATGTAAATCTGAAGGTAGTGCTGGTCAGATAGAACTTGGTAGTTGGAGAACTGCACCACAGAAGGGTGATTTTTATATATTTCCAGCATATCTATTACACACCGTATATCCATTTGTTTCGGACAAAACAAGAATTAGCGCTTCCATTAATTATAATGTAGGTCTTAGTGGAGCAAAACATAATAGACAACAAAAATCAGGAGATAATAATGAATGAACAGTATTGGGGTGAGAAAAAAATTATTCCACCTAAAAAAACAGGTGGGGAATCTACAGATAAACATATATCAGTACAAGATAATAAAATATATTATTACTCTGGTGTTAATCGTAATAGTGCTGTAGAGTTAAATAAAAAAATTGGTGAATTAGAAAGTAAAGCCTTGACTTTATCAAAAAGTTTAGGTATATTATCACCACCAATAAAACTATTTATCAATTCAGGTGGTGGTTCAATTACTGCTGGAATTTCATCTATGGACACAATACTAAGATGTAAAGTTCCTGTTGAAACTTATGTTGATGGGTTTTCTGCTAGTGCTGCTACATTTTTGACAGTAGTTGGTGAAAAAAGATACATGAGTAGAAACTCATATATGTTAGTTCATCAGTTGTCAAGTACCTTTTGGGGTACATATGCTAACTTTGAAGATGAGAAGAAAAATTTAGACCTAATGATGAAATCAATAAAAGACATTTATAAAAAATACACTAAACTACCTATGAAGAAATTGGATGAAATATTAAAACATGACTTGATGTGGGATGCACAAACTTGTTTGGATTATGGTATGATTGATGAGATAGTATGAAATCAATATCACATTCACAATTTACAGCATATAACGAATGTAACCTTAAATGGAAACTTCGTTATATAAACCAATTAAGTTTATCAAGTGGTAACATATATACATTATTTGGTTCTGCTATGCATACAGTAATCCAAGAGTACTTGGTTACAATGTATAATAAATCAATAGTGGAAGCTGATAAGTTAGACTTGAAGACTATGTTAAAAGAAGAGATGGTAAAAGAGTTTAACATTATTAAAGAAAAATGTAATGTCTATCCTTGTGAACAAAAAGACCTTATAGAGTTTTATGAAGATGGGGTTGAGATAATAAAACACTTTCTTAAACACCGAAATAAATATTTTATGAAAAAAAACTATGAGTTAGTTGGAATTGAAGTTCCTATTTTTATGAATATACAGGAGGGTGTTCAATTAAAGAGTTTTCTTGATGTAGTATTACGAAATAAAATATCAGGTAGAATCACTATCATTGATTTGAAAACTGCGACTCGTGGATGGACAAATTATCAAAAGAAAGACTTTTATAAGAAATCACAATTATTAATGTATAAACAATTCTATTCTGAAAAGTTTGATGTTCCACTTGAAAATATTGATGTTTATTTTTTGATATTGAAAAGAAAGATTGCTAAAAAGAGTGATTGGCCGATTAGTAGGTTACAGAGGTTTGAACCAGCGCATGGTAGACCAAGTGTTAATAAAACAATGAAAGCATTTCACGAATTTCGTGAATTGATATTTGATTCCAAAGGACAATATAAAACTGATAGAGAGTATCCAGCAAAACCTGGAAGTGCTTGTAAATTTTGTGAATTTTATAATACGGAACATTGTGAATGGGGCAAGATACTTTAAAGGTAGGAATTGTCGGTAGCCGTAAATACGAAAACCGACAAAAAATAAAAGACTTTATATTTAAATTAAAGAGAGATAAAGGTGATGATACCATAATAGTAAGTGGGGGTTGTTCAAAAGGTGCTGATAAATATGCTAAAAAATATTCTTTGGAACTTGGTTTACAATACGAGGAGTATCCACCAGCACATCAACCTCATAATTTATATTGTCCTCTCCACGAGAGAAACTATGGTAAACCTTATAGTGTAAAGAATTTCTTTGCTCGTAATAAACAGATTGCCATTCATTCAGAATATGTAGTGGCATTTATTCCAAGAGGAGTTGATTCACCAGGTTCTATGTCCACGATAAATTATGCTAAAAAATTTGGAAAAAAGACACTTGTTATTGATTGATTATTTATATTTATATATATCAATATACAACAATAAGGTTATGGATTATGAAACATGAAACAAAACTAACATCAGTAAAGGTATTAAGGGCTTTGTATGAACATTTTAAAGTTCGAACTGTGAATTCTAATATGAATTTACAGAAGTTAGTAAATCGTTCAATAAAGTTGTATTTAACTGATGATCAAGTAAAAGAGCAAGTGGAAAGTTATGATGAACTTTTTGTAAGTGGGAGTCAATATTAATGATGCAATTGAGAGATGATATTATAAGAGCTCTTGAAAAAAAGTTCGAAGGTGAAATTACTGCACATAAAGTAAATGTAGAAATTATGTTGGAAAATACTGTTGGAGTTGGAGAACATCCAAACATCATAGAAACAGTTGAACAAGAGTTAGATATAATTGCTGGATATGAAGATAAGTTGAGTGCTTTAAAAAAACATTTCAAAGATTCAAATCATAAGAAGAAAGAGGTTTTAAATGGCTAAAAGAAAAAGAAAAAATATAGTCGGAAACTTTCGAGGTAAAGAAGATATCTTTTGGACAAAAGTTGTCAAAGGTTTTCGTGAATTTTTAAAATCGCCCTTTAAGTAGAGGTTAATATGGCAAAGAAGAAAATTCTCTTAATGTCTGATGACTTGAGAATGCATAGTGGAGTGGCAACAGTTTCGAAAGATATGGTTTTAGAAACTTTAAATGAATTCGATTGGTGTCAAATTGGTGGAGCAATAGACCATCCAGACAAGGGTAAGATTATTGATATGTCCGAAGGTCTTGGTGAGTTTGGAGTAGATAGTGGATATCTAAAAATATATCCAGTAGATGGGTATGGTAACGAAGATATACTCAGAGAAGTAATGGAATTGGAAAAACCAGATGCTATACTTCATTACACAGATCCTCGTTTTTGGATTTGGTTGTATAATATGGAAGCTGAAATTCGTAGAGATATTCCTATCTTTTATTACAATATTTGGGATGATTTACCTGATCCACAATACAATACTAATTACTATCGTAGTAGTGATTTATTAATGGCAATATCAAAACAAACTTATGGTATCAATAAAAGATTGTTAAAACCACATGGATATGAAGATTGGCAAGTTACATATGTACCACATGGAATTTCAAAAAGAAGATTTAATAAGATAGACGATGATAATGTAAAGTTAATGGATTTTGAAGAAGAATTTGGTTTGGATAATAAGAAATTTAAGATACTTTATAGTAATCGTAATATCAGAAGAAAACAACCAGGTGATGTACTATTGGCTTATAAATACTTTATGGATGAATTGACTCCTGAACAAAGAAAAGAATGTGTTATGATTTTTCATTGTGCTCCAGTTGATGAGAATGGTACAGATATACCACGAGTTCATCGTCATCTTTGTCCTGACTATGATATCAATTTTACCTATTACAAAAATGATAGACCATTTGGTGATGAGGAAATGAATCTACTTTTTAATTCAGCTGATGTTTATATTAATCTTGCTAGTAATGAAGGATTTGGATTAGGTAGTTGTGAGGCACTTACAGTTGGGACACCGATTATTGTAAATGTTACAGGTGGATTACAAGACCAATGTGGATTCAAAAAAGATGGTGAGTTTCTAACACCTGAAGATTATATAGAGTTGGGTTCTAATCATTTGGGAACTTATAAAGACCACGGTGAATGGGTAAAACCTGTTTATCCAGCAAGTCGTTCATTACAAGGTTCACCACCAACACCTTATATTTGGGATGATAGATGTAATCCAGAAGATGTTGCACCACTTCTTCGTGACTTTTATGATATGGGTAGAAAAGAGAGAAAAAAACTTGGTAAATTAGGTGCTGAGTTTTGTAACGAAAATCAAATGACTGCTAAAGAGATGGGTAATAACTTTATCAAGTCTATGAATGGGGCATTTGAAAATTGGAAACCTAAGAATCGTTATACGATGGAGAAAGTATGAAGAAAGTCGTAATGTGTGCACCTTTTAATACTCGTAGTGGTTATGGAGACCATGCGAGGTCTATATTTTATTCTATAATGGATAGAGATGATATTGATATAAGTTGTATAGATGTTAAGTGGGGAGCTACACCAAGAAATCATTTGAATCCAGAAATACCGAGACATAAAAAGTTATTGGACACCTTTAAAAATCCACAAGAAATAAACACTCCTGTTGATATCTACATAGATATCAGAATACCTAATGAATATCAAAATCCTGCAAAATTCAATATTGGTATAACTGCTGGAGTTGAAACAGATATTGTTTCTCCTGAATTTATAGCTGGTGTGAATATGATGAATTTAAATATAGTTCCATCGAGATTTACCGCAGCTACTTTTGCTAAATGTACATATGACCAAATGGAAGATATGCCAGATGGACAGAAAAGAAAAATAGGAGAAGTGCGATTAGAGAAACCTATGGATGTTATTTTCGAAGGTGTTGATACAGATGTCTACTGTCCTAAACAAAAACATGAATTAGAAAAAGGTTTATATGAAGAGTTAGATGACCTTATTAAAGAAGACTTTGCTTATCTTCATGTTGGACAATGGGGTAAAGGTGGTTATGGTGAAGATAGAAAAAATATTCCTTTGATGATAAAGAATTTTCTAAAAGCATTTACCAACCATCCTAATCCACCAGCATTAGTTTTAAAAACAAATGGTGCTAGTTTTTCTATTTTGGATAAAGTCGAAATACTGAGGAGAATAAAAAGAGTGACAGATGAATTTGCAGAAGTTGACTCTAAACCAAGTATTTATTTAATTCATGGAGATTTTACGATTAATGAAATGTCTACTTTATATAACCACCCAAAAATAAAGGCATTTTTAACTTGTACTCACGGTGAGGGATTTGGACGACCAATGTTAGAGGCAAGTTGTTGTGACTTACCTGTAATTGCTACAAAGTGGAGTGGTCATTTGGATTTTCTGAATGAGAGAGATTCATTGTTTATTGGTGGTCATTTAAAGGAAGTACCTAAGTCTGCTATTTGGAAACCAATTGTAGTTGAACCATCTAAGTGGTATAATGTTAATGAGGCTGATGTTGTTAGAAAGGTAAGAATGTTTCATAAAAAACATAAATTAATAACTAAGAAGGCAAAACGATTAGGTAAGAAGAATAGAAGAGAGTTTTCATTACAAGCTATGGCAAAAGTGATTAATACAATGATGGATAATGTAATTAGTCAGATGCCAAGTGAGGTTGGATTGAAATTACCTAAGTTAAAGAAGGTTGGGGGTAAGAACGATTCATCCGCACCAGCAACAATAAAATTACCTAAACTTAGAAAAGTAAATTGATGGAAGATATGTTCATGCAAGTACAATGTCCTTGTTGTTTATCAGATGACAATGGGATTGAAGATTCATTAATATTACTTGGTGATAAAGAACAAAATATGCAGTGCTTATACTGTGGTTTTGCTTCTAATAACAAGATGAGAGACCATATAAATGATAATCCATTTCCACAAGAGTTTAAGGATGTCTGTAGACATCTTAATAAGAGGTGGTGGGCACCATCCGTATTTACGACAGAACATTATATGGTAGTACCTTTTGTTGATAAAACTAAATTGAAATGGAGATTATTTGCAAAAAATGCTCCTGAAACAGAGGTGGTAGTACCACATTTTAATGATGCATATAAAATGGTAGAAACATTGGAGAAAGCACTTGGCCAGCAGATACAACAATCGCAAGATAATTAAAACAATACAGACTCTTCCAATTACCAAAGCTTTGCCAGGAATGATAGTGACATTTAATTATTCTGAACAAGGTGTTAAAGATCCTCGACCAATTCTTTTATTTCTTCATCATGAATCGAAGTCAAAGACGATAGAAGGATTAAATTTAAACTATATTAATCCATCTAAAATAAAAAAATTATTTCAAGTTATTAATTTTAAAAAAGGTAAACTTGATGAACAAGAGAATTTAGTTAAATTAAAAGACGATTATTTTAGGATACAAATATCAAATCCTAAAAAAAGATCTCCACTTTCAACTAAAAGGTTTTATGGAGATGTGATTAAAGCTGATAATCGTTTTGTGGAAGCATATCGTAAATATACTACGACAAAGTTAAGTGCATTAAAGGTTGTCAATATTAATGTGGATATGGTAAGATGAAAATTAGTTATTCTATATTAACACATAATGAAACAGATACATTAGAAAAGTTATTAAAGTTTTTAGTCAAGTGGAAACAACCACAAGATGAGATTGTAATACTTGATGATTATTCTGATGATATAAAAACCAAACAGATATTGGATTTTTATGTGTCTACTCATGATATAGTTTTTGAACAACGAAATTTATTAAATGATTTTGCTACTCAAAAAAATTATCTAAAAAACATGGGAAATGGGGATTATAGTTTTAACCTTGATGCAGATGAGATGATAAGTCTTTGGTTAATAAAGAACATACATGGTATATTAGAAGAGAACGAAATTGATATGGTTTATTTACCAAGAATAAATACAGTAGATGGTTTAACAGAAGAACACGCTAGATATTGGGGGTGGAGTGTTAATCAAGATGGTTGGGTAAATTTTCCAGATTGGCAAGGTCGTATATTTAAAAACAGACCAAATATAAAATGGGAAAAGGCTGTTCATGAACAAGTAAATGGATTTCAGACATATTCACATTTACCAACAGATAAACCTTTCTGTATATTACATCACAAAACAATTGAAAAACAAGAACAACAAAATAAAAAATATGCTGGGATTAGAAGATGAATATATTAGTAACTGGTGGTGTGGGATTTGTCGGTACAAATTTAATTAAAAGATTATTAAAAGAAGGACATAAGGTAGTTTGTCTTGATAACTATTCAACAGGTTTTAAAGAAAATGAACAAGATGGATGTAAGTATTTTGATGTTGATTTATCTCATGTTTATGATTATGATTTTTTTATGGAAAAACCAGATACAATATTTCATTTAGCGGCACTTGCTAGAATACAACCATCGATAAAAGATCCAACAACTGCTATTCAGAATAATTTTGATAGTACTTTGAATATATTGGAGTGGGCAAGAGGTAAAAAATGTCCTGTTGTTTTTGCTGGTTCAAGTTCATTTCATCATGGATTATGGGGTAGTCCTTATGCTTGGTCAAAACATGCAGGTGAACAATTATGTAAGTTATATTCCAATGTTTATGACTTACCAACTACTATTTGTAGGTTTTATAATGTTTATGGTCCACATCAATTAGAGAGTGGAACTTATGCTACAGTATTGGGTATTTTTGAAAAACAACATCGTGAGGGTAAACCACTTACAGTTACAGGTGATGGAGAACAAAGACGAGATTTTACACATATAGATTGTAAAATGTCATGAAGCCATGCATGGTGCTGTTGATATGAGATATGCTGGAGAAATATTTGAATTAGGTAGAGGTGTTAATTTTTCAATTAAAGAGTTAGCCGAAATGTTTGGTGGTGAAATAGAATATATACCAAAAAGACCTGGCGAATATGATGTTACATTATGTGATTATTCAAAAGCAAATGACGCTCTTGGTTGGACACCTACTAAGAATATTCAAGATTACATAAAAGAGGTTATTGGGTGAAAATAGCAGAAGTATGGGATTTTACAGCTTATCTCGAATCGTTTTATATCAAGGATGGTAAAGCTACATCCTTTAAGACAAACGAACCATATACATATAGGAATTCAGTTTCTTCAGAATGTTTTTTACAAGGACCTGTTTATTCACACCTTTGGGAAGGTTCTTATTTTTTAAATTTAGAAGAGTATGATGGAGTACCACCATACGATCCTGACATTGACCTTGTTCTTTATGTTAATGAAAGAGTAGGGTTGATGGATGAGTACTACGACAAATATTCAGTTGGTAGTATTCGCAAACAATTTCCAAATGCCGTAATAGTGGGACAAGTTAAAGAAGTACCACCATCTTTTAATTCAGGTGATGCTTCTTCTGATATCCCAAGAAGACAAGTTAGACCAGAAAGACCTAAAAATAGAATTAGGTTTTTTAATGATTGTGATTATATAAATGTACCTACTAATTCAGATGGTCATTATGCTAACATGCAATATCTTAGGGATTTACAGAATAATGTAAATAAGAAGATTACTTTTACTCCTGGGCCTACTAATGTAGATTATATGTTTGACCATTATTATTCAGAGGAAAAACAAAATTCAATATTTTGTTATACACCACATCAACACGAAAGACGAGGTAGGACTTTAGAATTTGGTGAGTATATTGGTAAAAAATATAATTTACCTGTACATCATAAACAATTATATTTTGATAAACCATTTGATTATCTGTCAAGTCACGATTTTGTAAGTTTGTGGAGTCCACATCTTTATCATTTCAATCTTGATCCTGAAAAAACTTATCCAGGACAACAATGTAGACAAGTCGCTGGTGTTGGTTCTATAAATATAGGTGGTCATAATGATTGTCATAAATTTTTGTATCCTGAAACTGCTACTTGTGATTGGGATGCACTTGAATCTATTTTTGTTAGTTATCTTGAAGATGAAAATAAAAGATTTGAAACTATTAAATATGCTTGGAATAAGGTTAATGAATTATATGGATTTGAAGCTATAAGAAAACTACTAAAGAAAGAGTTTTTATCATGATACTCGGAGTTAAAGTTTTAGAACCAGATGTCTTTACTGATTATAGAGGTGATTTGTGGACGACTTGGAAAAAAGATGAATTTGAATTTGACATAGAGTTTAATCATGATAAAGTCTCTACATCAAAATATGGTGTTTTGCGTGGAATACATGGTGATTTTAAGTCTTGGAAATTGGTAACTTGTCTGTTTGGTAAGATGTATTTTGTGATGGTTGATAATAGATCAGCTTCAGATTCTTATAAAAAATGGGAATCAATGGTTTTAGATGATAGACGAAGAAAACAAGTTTTATTGCCGCCTGGTGTTGGGAATGGATTTGTTGTTTTAAGTGATGATTGTGTCTTTGGCTATAAATGGTCATATGAAGGTACATATCCTGATGTTGATGAACAATTTACTATCAAGTGGAATGATCCAAAGTATGATATAGATTGGCCAATTGACAATCCAATTCTTTCAAGGAGAGATAAATGATTGAACAGAGAGAAAAATTATATGACGATATCAGAGATAACTGTGATGTTGTTGTAGACAATGGTGTTCAGTTAGAAATTAATTTAAATCAATCACAGATTATTACTTTGAAATTGGCTATTGAAAATTATGTTTTGACGACTTTGGAGTCGTATTATGGAAAAAAATTTGAGAGGAAGAATTTTTTGGTAAAGAATAGAGATGATATTTTAAATTTACCAAATAGGACACCAAATGGAGCATTTTATCCAAAGGTAGAAAATATTGAAGAATATAATATAATACAAAGTATAGTTAATGATATTCTTAATGAAAATGATTTGATAAATCAACTTAGTTCTTATGATGTATGTACTGTTAGAGTCGTGGATGGTGAAATTACAGATTTAGATGAAAGGTCAGCAGCCACAACAAAATTACATTCCGATGCTTGGTCTGGTCACAAGGGTGATGCTATATTGACAATAGCACTTTTAGGGGATGAGACCACATCATTAGAATTTCATAAAGTAGTTGGTGGAGTATCACCATCTTTTTTTGAAACACAACCGAATTATGAAGAGGGTTTACATTTGTTTGATGATTGTGAATTGTTAGGTAAATTAAAATTTAATAATATTACAATTTTTGACCACGCTTGTTTACATAGGACATCAAAAGAAAATGGGGGATTAAGAGTATCTATAGATTTTGGTATAACTCTTAGTACATCAAAAGGAGTTGATAAAAAGAATAAATTTGGTAGAGATGTAGAACATCGTTCAATTGATGAGATGTTAAAAATAGGTAAAGAAACTTTTGTAGAGGCTACCGAGACATTAGAAGAATGTTATAATAGATTTAAAGACGATAAGTATGACAAGGTAGCAGTTTCTCATATAAATGATATAATTAGATAGGAAATATTATGGAATTTAAATGGCAATTAATAAACGATAGTATAACAGATAGTGATAAAAAAGCATTAACTGATTTTATTAATACACCTAATCAACGATTTACCCAAGGTCGTAAGGTTAGAGAATTTGAAGAAGAGTGGAGTAAATACATAGGTTGTTCACATACTGTATTTGTAAACTCTGGTGCTTCGGCAAACTATATTATGGCTTCAATCATGAAGGAAAAGAAAGGTGTGGGTGAAGTGATTGTTTCACCATTAGGTTGGGTATCGGATGTAGCACCTTTGGTAAACTTGGGATTTACGCCAGTATTTGTTGATGTCAGTATGGAGAATATGTCTATCACACTTGACAATATAAAGGCTGCCATAACTGATAAAACAGTTGGTGTATCTTTGGTTCATGTCTTAGGGTTTAACGCTATAACGGATGAGTTAGTTAAGTATTGTAAAGATAATGATTTATTTTTGATTGAGGATTGTTGTGAATCACATGGTACAACTCATAAAGGAGATAAAATTGGAATCTATGGAGATGTGTCTAATTTTTCTTTTTATTTTGGACATCATATAACAACTATTGAAGGTGGTGTGGTTTGTACTAATGACCAAGAATTATACGATTATGCTAAGTTATTTAGGTCACATGGTATGACAAGAGAAGCGTCACCGATATTACAATCTGAATATCATGTAAATTATCCTGATTTAAATCCATTGTTTACATTCGCTGTTCCAGGGTATAACATGAGAAATCAAGAATTAAATGCTGTATTGGGTTTAGAACAATTAAAAAGACTTGATTTTAATATAGAACAGAGGTCTAAGAATTTTGGTATTTGGTTAGATGGTTTAGACTCAGAACACTTCTTTATTGATTTTGAGCAAAATGGAAATAGTAATTTCGCATTACCTTTAATTTTAAGAAAAAAAGACTTGAATTTGTTTAATGATTGTTGTAAATTATTGTCGTATGAAGATGTCGAATATAGAGTTGGAACTGCTGGTGGTGGTAATCAAGCACGACAACCTTATTTAGAAAAATACGATTTTAGAGTACATGATTTAGATAATGTAAATCATATACACGATTATGGTTTGTATGTTGGAAATCATCCAGAACTTACTCGTGATGAAATAGAAAATTTAACACATAAATTGAATGAGGTATGTAATGAGTAAAAAAGCACTAATATTAACTTGGGAAAAATATCAAGACCATGAGGTAATCTATCCATATTATCGGGTACAAGAAAGTGGTTATGAAGTAGATATCATGTCTAATAAAGTAGGTATGATTTATGGTATTCTTGGAACATATAATGAATCAACAAAATCTGTCTTTGACTTAAACGATGATGAAAAGTTTGAAGACTATATGCATGATTATGACTTGTTGATTATTCCAGGTGGTGTCAAATCCCTTGAAAAACTAAGACAAGAAGAATCAGCATTAGACTATATCAGAGAGTGGGATGCCTTAGGTAAAACTATTGGTTCAATCTGTCATGGTGGTCAGATGTTAATATCTTCTCAAATAGTTGAAGGTCGTGATGTCTCTGGTTATTATAGTATTAAAGATGACTTGATTAATGCAGGTGGTAATTTTGTTGATGCAGAGTATGTAGTTTCTGATAATCTTGTTTGTTGCCCACATTATAAATGGATGGGACAATGGATGAATAAGGTTATAGAGATTAACAATGCCGTATGAAAAAACAGTAGTTTCAAAACCGTGGGGTTATGAATATCTCGCCTACCAAAACGAGAAAGTAGCCCTATGGTTTTTGTATATTGGACATAATCAACAGACATCTATGCATTGTCATCCTAACAAAACGACTGGATTAATATTGTTGGATGGTGAGGCTGAAATATCTTTCTTAGGTGATTCCTTTAATCTAAAACCTGTATCAAAAACAATGATTAGAAAGGGTTTGTTTCATTCCACAAAAGCAAAATCTGAAAATGGTGCTTGTGTATTTGAGATAGAAACACCTGTAGATAAACACGACTTGGTTAGGTTGGAAGATAAATATGGTAGAGAGGGAAATCCATACGAAGATAGTACACACGAAACACCAAAACAAGATGATTGTCTTTGGATAGAAGAAGAAGATTCTACCCACAAGTTCAGTAATTGTGATATAAAAATTGAAAAGGTTAAGACGATAAATACTTTTAATCAAAAAGATGATAATGAAAATATAGTATTTTTAAATGGTGGTATAAAAACAGTAGATGGAAGTTTAGTAGCACAAGCTGGAGATGTAGTTGTTTGTGCTGTAATAAAAAGATTAACCAAATTATTCCCACATTTAGATGACAATACTTTAATTATGACAATTAAAAGAGATGGATAGATTAAAGATATTTGATAAGGCTTCATTGTGTAGAAACTTTGACGAGATAGTATTTAAAAAACTACAAGATAAGACTATTACATATCCAACTTATCTATCAGTAGGTCAAGAGTTCATATCAGCAACTATTGCACAAGTGGTAGAGAGTATGAATATAGAACCTGATATTTTTATTCAACACAGAGGTCATGCTACTTATTTATCTTTTGGTGGAGATGTGGTTCAGTTGATTGATGAGTTGTTAGGTAGGAAAAGTGGTTGTGCTAATGGTATGGGTGGTTCTGCTTCAATACATAGTAAAGAGAAAAATATCTATGGTCATGATGGGTTAATGGGAAGTCAAGTTCCTATTGCTGTAGGTTCTTGTTATGCAAGTAGAAAACCTACGATTGTATTTATGGGAGATTCATCAGCAGAAGAAGATTATGTCTTCAGTAGTATAGGGTGGGCTGCTACAAAGAAACTACCTATACTTTTTGTAGTAGAAGATAATAATCTATCTATACTCACAGAAAAGAAGGTAAGACGCAGTTGGAGTATGCACAAGGTAGCAGAGGGTTTTGGTGTTACAGGAATTGATACATCAGATTCACCTTATAATATAAATTACGCTCTTAAAGATGTATTTCAAGAACCATTGTTATTGAATATAAATACAGTTAGAAAGTACTGGCATGCTGGAGCTGGTATAGACGATCCTAATGTTTATGATAGATATGAAGACGAGATGCTTATTTTAGGTGATGAAACAAAAGTAATACACGAAAAAAATAAAAAATTAGTAAAGGAATTATGGCAAAGACAGTTAGAGAAACAATAAAGTCAATTACACGACAACACTTAGAAGTCGAAAAGAGTTTGTGTTTCGGTCAATGTCTAACTGCAGTTGGTTGGGTAGGTGGAACTTTACCTAAAATGTATGAATACGAGGGGATGGTAGAGGTCACTACGGCTGATGTGGCAAATGGTGGATTCGTTGTTGGTGCTGGACTACAAGGTATCAGACCAATTTATGTCGTGAGGTATCAAGGTTTTCAATGGTATAATTCGCCAATGATAGTGAATTATGCTTCAAAATCAAAAGAGGTGTGGGACAGACCGTGTCCTATATTTATCCGAAGTATTGCTATGGAAGGTGGTATGGGTCCAGTTGCTGGTTCATCACATCATTCTTTATATCAAAGGATGCCAGGTACAAAAATTCTATCACCAATGACACCTAAAGAATATTTATATGCATATAAACAATTCATGTCGGAAGATGAAGTGTATTACATATCAGAACATAGACGAAGTTATGATAATACGGATGAATTAGGAGATGTACTACATGATGATCCTGATGTGGTGTTATTTCCAATATCGATAACAAGATTTGATGCTGAGGAAGCTAGAAAAGAATTAGAGAAACAAGGAATAAAGGCTAGTATAATTCATCAGTTATGGATTAAACCATTCCTTTTTAAAGAAATATGGAAAAGGCAATTAAATAGTTCAAAGTTTGGTGGTATCGTATTAGATGATGATTACGAACAAGGTGTTGCGAGTAGTATTGCACATCGTATGATGTTGGAATCTGATAAGAAAGTATATACAATGGGATTGGAACATAGAACTGCTGGATTTCATAAAGATGTCGATAATCTACCACCAAGTTCAGAAAAAATATTTAATAAAGTAATGGAGATTGTTAGTGTTTAAAAATAAAAATGTATTAGTTGCGGGTGGGAATGGTTTAATTGGAAAACAACTTGTCCCTTTGTTAACAGATAGGGGAGCAAATGTCAAAGTCGTGGATAAAAATATAGATCCTGATATGGACTTAACAGATTTTTATAAGTGTTTAGATGTTTGTCACGATATGGATTATGTATTTAATCTATTGTGTATCAAGGGTTCACCAAAAGCTATGAAAGAAAGACCAGCAAGTCATTTAGTGCCGATGTTGAGATTTAATACGAATCTGATGGAAGCTGCTAGAATTTGTAGTGTTAGTAAATATTTATATACGAGTTCTGTTGCTGTATACGAACCAAAAGAGATGTTTAGTGAAGATGATGTATGGGTGACATTTCCATCACCAAACGATAGATTTGCTGGATGGGCTAAACGAATTGGTGAGTTACAGGCAGAGTCTTATGAGATTGAATATGGATGGGATGGTATTTCTATAGTGAGACCTGGTAACACTTATGGACCAAATGATGATTTTGATTCGGATGCTGCTATGGTTGTCCCTTCATTGATTAAAAAGATTTTAAGTGGTGATAAACAAATTACCTTATGGGGAGATGGTTCAAATGTCAGAGATTTTACACATTGTAGAGATGTCGCAAAAGGTATGATGTTAATAATGGAAAAGTCATTAGGTGCGACTCATCCTATTAATTTAGGAAGTGGTGGTGGATGTTCAATTAAGGAATTAGTAGAGGTGATTTTAGAAAATGTCGATGATAAACCTGAAGTAATTTGGGATACAACAAAACCATCTGGTGATAAAATCAGAGTGATGAATGTAGACAGAGCTAAATCACTTGGTTATAATCCAAGTATTTCATTAAAAGAGGGTATTAAAGAAACTATTGATTGGTATAGGAATGAAAAAATATAAGATAGGAATGGTTCAAGTAAACAATAGTTTTTCTGGACAAAACTATCTACCTTTGTCTTTAGGGTTTTTAGTATCCTATGCTGAATTTCATTGTAAAAATTATAATGATTTCGATTTCTTAAATCCAATATATAAAAGAGTTCCAATAAAAGAAGCAGTAGAACAATATAAGGATTGTGAAT